GTGTGTCTTCTTGCTCCTCTTAACTTGTCTGCTGATTCAACACTAAAGAACTCTATGTAACTTCCGTTTGCAAACTTATACTTAAGCATTGACTTATTATATTGCATATCATTATAACGATTGGTCATCATCATAATCTTTAGGAAGTCTTTTAAAGCACCTCTACGCAAATGTGGTATACTCTCACTAACTACGCTTATTTCTACGTTAGGAGTTCTTATAGCCCTATCTATGAGGATAGGCAGTATACCAAATGTTTTACCAGCTGATGTACCACCTTGAACTATCTTTTTTCTTTTCTTAAGTTTAAGAAGTTTTTTAATTGCAGTTGTTACTACAAACATTAATCAACAATATTAAATAAAGGTTGTTCAGTATTTAATGTGATGTCTTTTGTTTCTCTTGGTTTACCAGCATAGTAATGATAGAACATTTGTATAAACTTAAACTCTCCTCGCTCTATTCCTTTTTTTAGTGCTGCGTATGCTTGAGGTTCTAATGGTGTTAATCTTTCTATTAACTTTACTTCTTCTGCTTTAGGCTTTCTTCCTCCGTTAGAATGTCCTCCGTTATTTTTTCTTCCATCCATATTTGAAAAACTTTGAGTTCAATTATTTTTTATATAACGTAATATCTTTAATATTGTTATTCACAGTATTCTTGAAGTCTATCAAGTACTCCTTTTATTCTCTTCTCTGCTTCATAGAATTTCTCTTCTGGTAGCTCTTGTATTGTTTGTAGAATAGGTTTTAATTTAGGGTCTATTTTTAATTCTTTCAAGAATCTAAATCTTGTTTCTAATTTTCTATGTTGTTCTTGTAGTATCTTTAGTTTTTTGTATTTAGGTATATATTCTTCTGTTTCTATTATTCTATTGTATATATCCATATATTTAGGATTGTACATTTCAAAAGATGGGAATATATTTCTTAATGCGTGTAATACTGTTGCGTGGTGTACGTTTAGTGTTTCTCCTATTCTTTGCAAAGATAAGTTTGTTCTGTCTTTACATATTCTAAAGTATATTGCTCTTCCATAGACTATGTGTCTTTCTCTTGAATTTTTGTCTATTCTGTAGCCTAATTCTCCCTCTACTAAATCTTTAATCTCTGATGTTCTCATATATTATTGTTTCTATTAATTGTAAAAATTCTATTTGTTCTATTGCTAATTTAATTCCTTCACATTCTAAGTACATTTCTTTGTCTTCATAGTCGTATAAGATAATTCTTAATTCGTCTAATTCAGTTCCTTTCTCGTAGTCGTATAATGTGATGTAGTAAAATTGATATATTATATCATTCTTTAGTCCCTCGTTTTCGTACATATTCTATTTCTCTTTCGAGATAGTCTTTAGCTTTTAGTAAATCCATTAGTTCGTGATTCTTCTTGTCTGCTCTGCTTATGTACTTTATAATGTTTCCTCTATTGAAGTTTAAGTTGTAGTCTTTAACAAAGTCTATAACATCATATCCTTTTCCGTTTTCATAGTGTGGTTGACTTGCTCTCATTGTTCTTATCTTTTGTTAAGCTTATTTTTTTATACTATTAAAATATAGTTTTGCTTTTTCAAGTGTAGGTACTGTTATTATATATTTTTTATTTTTATATATTTTCCAATCATAATTAAATGGTCTGTATTTTATTGTTTTATCTACCTTTTGAATTATGTAATCTTTGTATTTATATATTCCAGAGTATATTTTTTCTAATACAATATGGTTTACGTTAGGCTGTGGATTATATAAATCATTTTCTAATTTTAATATAGCATCATCTTTTTTCATAATTTTATTACTATTATTGGTTGGTTTTATAAATTTTTTTCCTTTGTAGTTAGCAGCATTTTTAATAACTCTACCTAAATAATCATACTTTATTCTTTTCATTTTCCTAAAACCTCTTTTCATTAGATTATTTTTTTAATAGTTTAAACCATCTCATTCTGTTCTTAATTTTAAAAGATTATAGCATTGTATGTATTTTAAATTTGCTTTTGATTTGTATATTGTTTTAAATAGTTCGTATGTCTTTTTAGTAAATTGATAATGTGTCTTGCAATCTTTAAACAATCTCTTTGCATATGCCTTACCATAGCCTTTACAGTAGTTTACATTGTCTGCGCTATCTCCTACTATCATTTGCTCATAGAAGTTATATAAGGCTTCCTTATAGCTTATACTTATTATCTCTTGGTGTTTATAGTGATAGTTGTACATAAGGCAAGGTAGTTGCTTATAATCCTTGTCAAGTGATACTATCATTACGTTGTTGTGTCCTAACTCATCTGTTAGTGTTTTCCAATACGTTGCAACCAAATCATCTGTTTCAACACCATAAGAACTTTTAGTAGAATAAATAGCAGCAATTTCTTCGTGCATCTTATTTAACAATTTAGGATGTTCTTGTTTCTTTCTATTCGCTTTGTAGTTAGAGTCTAATAGTTTTCTAAAATTACCTTTGCTATTGTTAAAAGTAATCACTCTTTCTATTTGATAAGTTTCTTCAAGTCTATTTATAATTGACATAAATACCTCATCAAACTTTCCAATAGCTTCATCAAGTATATCATCAACACCACAACAAGAAGAGTAAACTAAACTATCAGCATCAAACAATACTACCATTTATCCTCTATTATCTCTATTGCTTGTTCTTCTAACTCATCAATTACTTCTTGTTCTAATATGTCTATAATGTCTTGTCCTCCGCATAACACTTTAAAACAATTAAAATCACTACTAAAATCTGGATACATATAACTACCATCTTGTCCTTTTTGATATTCGCCGACAACTATTAATGTTATGTTGTCATATTCTAATGTTACTTCTTTCATTTTGTTTATTTTTGTAAATATAAACAATTTTGTTGATATAGACTACTCTTCTTTGTAATCTTTTGTTGCTTTAGTTAAAAAATCATCAACACCATCTATTCTTTTAGATAATTTGTCTATTGCTACATATAAAGTAGCTACTGTAGATTCAAGAATCTTAAACCTTTCTTTGGTTGTGTATTGTTTTTTTTTCATAATTCCATTAGTTCATTAATTACTGTATGTCCTCCTAATACTACTGCACAAGCAATAGCTGGTTTTTTTCCTCTCTTTGCATATGCCATAGCGTAAGAACTCGCATCTATGCCACATCCAACTTGTGAGCCAAACACTTTAAAGTTTTGTCCTACATACCACTCTGTATAACATTGTGTGTGTAAGTGTCCTTGAATAGTTGATTGCATATCAGCTCTACATTTAGTTCTTGCAGTTCCAGCTTCTCCGTGTATATATTGAACTCCATCAATTACAACTCTATCAACAAAATTCCATTCTGGAGTTTCTAACACATCTTTGTATGCTTTAATCCATTTTTTTGGGATAGAACTTGTTTGACTTTTTCTCATTATAAGCCTATCGTGGTTTCCGATTGTAACGTGTGCTTTAGGAAATGCTTCATACCATTTTGCTATTTTTTTAATAGCTAAATCAAGTTCTGTTTTACCAGTATATTCAGCATTTATATTAACTTCGTGAAAAGAAGCGTAATGATTATCTATCACATCTCCAATAAATACAACCCTATTACAATTATACTTTGCATAAGTTTCTTGGCAATGTTCTAAATATCCATCTAAACAAAATGGCTCGTGTAAGTCTCCTATTACAAGCACTCTTGTTTCTTTCTTGGTTATATTCTCGTAAGCTACTTTTTTGTTTCCGTTAATGCGTGGTCTAATTTCATTCATAGGTTTTATATAAAGATTTTAATTCATTAGTTATATTTCTTAAACAGCTAGAACATGATGTCATTTGTTTCTTATCGCTAAAGACTCTGTTGTATATTTTTAGCAATTGCTTTTGATCATCAGGCTTAACTCTATTTAAGTTATTACCAAACCATTTATTTAAATACTCATATTCATCTTCTAACAAACACTTAGGTCTTTTATATCTAAATGCTTTGTTTAAAGCTATTTGTCTTTCATCACATCCACAATCCTCACCAGCTATAAACTTGACAGCTTTATCTATTCCTGTTGCTTTTGTGATCTTTGCAATGGTGTCGCCTAGTCCTTTAGATTGTTTATCAAAGTTTGCTTTCCATTCTTTGTAGGCTTTGGTTCTTTTGTCTTTTGGTGGTTTCATATTAATTGATTTTATTGTAATCTCCGTTTATATAATCTTCATAGTCTTCACTAAACTTTTCTCGCATTATTTGCTTTCCTCTTTTTAGTGTGTGAAATATATTTACAAAACTGATTTTTGTTTCTTTACCTATTCCTCTAATACTCATTGAAGTATCTCTATATAATTCAAATATACGTTTATCATACCAATACCAATTATCTAGCTCAGAATCCATTTTACTACATATCTTTCCAAATGCTAATTCTTTTTCTTGTGTATCTACTTCAGTAAATTTTTCTATGTGTTCAATTTCATGAACGTCATTACCTTCAAATAAAAAGTTTTCTATTTGCATTTTATAGATTCCTTTGTTATCTCTTTTGTATCTAAGAAAAACAGATCTTAAAACAAAGAACATATATCCTTTGCTTACCTTTCCATTTTGTATTACTTTATCTGCACAATTATATTTGTGTAATTTCAAATAAGATTTTTGTACTAGATCTTCCGAGTAAGATCCACCTCCTAGATTTTGCATTATATTTAACCATTCTGAATGATATTCAGCTACCATAGCTAACCAATTTTTTTTTCTCATATTTAAAAACTTACACCTGTCAAGGGATTATATAAGTCTCCTACTATTTCAGGCAGACCTATTTCGTTAACTTTAAAACTAAATGTATCAAAAGCATAACCTCTGCTTCTTTTACATTTAACTGTTATCCATTCCTTGTTTACTGTGTTTGTTTCTAATTGTATTTGTGTTTCTGTTTTC